CAAGTTAAATCGGGGGCAACGACTATCTCGAAAGAGAGTACACTCAAGTGAGTGGAAGCGCACGGCACCTAACGGTGATGATATAGTCTGAACTGCAAAGGAATTTGCAGAAGGGTATTGACAGCTACCTCTAGTTATGTTATAATAGTATTTTACATAATTGTAGAGTGTCATGGAAAAGAATCGACAAGGGTACTTTGTAAGCGAAACACACAGAGAGTGTACAAGTTGTGGTACAGTCTTTGAAATCACAAGCAAAATGACCTTATGCAAGAAGTGTAACAGTAAGCGAGTTAAGTCTCTCAGACCTGAGTGGAAGATGCACCAAAGAGCTAAACAACGGTGCAAGACTACTGGGAGGGAGTTTGACTTAGAGGTTTCAGATATAGTAATCCCGGATATTTGCCCAGTTCTAGGTATTAAGTTAAATATGAACTCAGGAAAATCTGGAGCTTATCGGAACTCTCCCTCATTGGATAGGGTGGATAACAGTAGAGGGTATACGAGAGATAACATACAGGTGATCTCTCAACTAGCTGATGCTATGAAATGCCACGCTACCAATGAAGAGTTACATAGCTTTGCACAGTGGATTTTAGCCAACATCCCTGCTACAGCCTAACGACCTGTAGTGAACATATTGAATCTTACAGAGGTCGTTGTCAGAGACACAGACAGCTTTGATGACCTCAAGCGTAAAGTTAGACTTGCCTCGATACTTGGGACCATCCAATCTACGCTAACTGATTTTCAGTTTCTTAGCGAAGAGTGGAAGAAGAACACGGAAGAGGAGAGGTTGCTTGGTGTGAGCCTGACAGGCATAATGGATCATGCCGTATTGAATGGCAGTGTACAGGGTTTGTACCATGCATCAGGTTTTGATGATTACTCCACTCTCGATGATGATGGTCGCCCGTGTTTAGATTTAGAAGGTATACTGCAATCTTTGAGGGGACTTGCAAGGGATGTAAATGAAGAGTGGGCAGATAAGATGGGTGTTCCGAGGAGTGCAGCTATTACTGCAATCAAGCCCTCAGGAACGGTTAGCCAGTTAGTAGATAGTGCTTCGGGCATCCATGCACGACATAATCCATATTATGTCCGTCGTATCCGTATGGATAAGAAAGACCCTATCTATGCTTACCTTAAAGAGAAAGGAGTACCTTGTGAAGACGAAGCAAGCCGTCCAGATTCTACTGCCGTGTTTGCATTCCCTCAAAAGGCACCAGACGGTGCAGTGTGTCGTACCGATAAGTCTGCGATCAGTCAACTAGAGTTATGGCTTACCTACCAACGACACTGGTGTGAGCACAAGCCCTCAATTACCGTATCTGTTAAAGAGGAGGAATGGGTTGCAGTTGGTGCATGGGTTTATGGACATTTCGATGAAATGAGTGGAGTAAGTTTCCTACCCTTCTCAGAGCATACATATGTTCAAGCACCATATACGGATTGTACCAAGGAAGAGTACGAGGCACTACTAAAGGCTATACCAGAGATTAATTGGTCTGACTTTAAAGAAGTCGAAGATAATACAGAAGGTGCTCAGCAACTAGCCTGTGTCAGCGGAGTCTGTGAGGTTTAATCCGGGCCTTGTGGGAATGTCTGATCTTCCTCATCTTCATAGGGGCGATCAGACTCTGGCATATATACTTTAAGCATGTATTTCAACTGTAACATCCCCATTCTTCAAGGCTTCTTGGAGTTTGGGGAAGAAGGAGGAAAATGCAACCCTACTATTTCCAATGAAGTTAGTACCCGCCCAAGTCTGTCCTACTAACAAACACCCTTCTGTATCTTCACTGGTATTACCTGAATGAATACGAACTCCGCTGAATCCTGGAACATCTAGGATATGTGGCATTGGTCGCTGGAAGCGGGTACTATCATCAATCACAACTTTGTAAGAACCAGGAGGGATAGCGGTCTTCCCTGCTATCTTTAATCCTGGCCATCTTACTTTATCCTCTAAGACGTAACATTCGTATACGTCATCAAGGTACATTCTCGATACGGTATAACTGGTGCCGTACTCAAACCTCTTTACATCAATCTTCATCTTTTACCCCGATTACTTCAAATTTACTGGTAGCCCATTTCTCTATCTTATAGATAGTACGACTACCCATATGTCCAGATATACCTACCAACGCCGCTGTAATCAAAGGATTCATTTGTGCAGCTTCGCAAAGCCAGAAGGTCATGATACCTGCAAAAGCAGAAGTAACCAACTCACCAAGCAACTCTCTGATAGAGAACATATGTGTGCTTCCTTCCTTTACCTTACGGATAAAGGACACCAAGCCACCCCACATAGAGAGACCAGCTACCCAAACATAGGTAATAAAGGTATAAGTATTGAATGGGTCTTTTTCGGGTGTCATACAATTTTAGTAATAATGCCGTTGGTTACAGTAATAGTTTTAGGAGTAGTATCAGCAGATTTAAAAGTACCGCTGACACCACCAGCTAAGATAGAATACACCTTGGTAAACCATTGCCTCCAGATGAACACCTCTCCAACCTGTTCAATAGGAATAGTAGGTAGATTATTACTCATAGCAGATATCCTTACAATAGCCCATTTTAGCTAGTTCTGGTAGTTGTTCTTCTAAGCGATGGCCGATATCTGTACGATACATAACAGAATTAGGTATCTCTACTTTCTTAAGATTCTTATAGGCGCGATCAGAAGACTCTTCAACAGTACTGCCAGTACCAGTAACAACCAGAGGATAACGGCCAGCAGTAACAAAGCATTCCTCGTCCATTTTGACAGAACCGTTAACCATTGCGGGTGCTTTACCTGCCATAGCTTCATATAGATGAAAGTCTCCACAAGCCATTTCTGGGGTGACTCCATAGATCGGGAACCCTGTAGATTTAGTAACATCTTCTTGCCCATATGGGAAGTCTGGTAGTGCTGTAGCAACTCCAGTGGCAATCTGATCTTTGATTTTAAGCGTATCCCTACCTTCATAGAGGTCAAGCATCCATTCAGCAGGGTCCCCTTTATGTAGGGCTTGCTGAATGTTAAAGAGAGGCCACCCAGGTCTCATAGTCCATTCTAAGGGCCAAGCATTGCCCCTGTCATCGATAATACAGTTCATATCAATATAACCTGTATAATTGATACCATGTAGCTGCCCTTCTATGGGGCGTAGCATCTTATCAATTAGAGGATCATTTTGGGTGTAGTAGAGCACCGTACCCATCTCTCCAGTATTCGGTCCCTTCTCATTATTCATTAACTTCTTGTGTTCAAAGTTAATGCAGAAGTTCTTAGAGAAGCCTCCTGGACCAAACCAACCTCCCACAGCCACTTCAATACCCGGTCTGAATTCCTGTAATACAAATGAATCTTTGATGAGCCCTTGTTTCTTCCAGTAATTCAACATGAATATAAGATCAGCAGGAGACTTGGCCACATAACTCATCGCCTTGTTAGCGTCATCGTTAGGTTTAGACACATACCTCTTGTTTGTAGAGAGCACATGCTTGATGGCTTCATCAACTTTACTAAACTCTTTATCAGGGATAGTAGGTATACCAACCTTCCGTAGTACATCCATACCGTGTTTACGGTCAGTTTCCCAACGAGTGGCCATAGCGCCAGGACCAATAATAGGGAAACCTTTCTTGATGTACTGTTCAATAGCTGTAGTATAGTAAGTATTATCTGTCATGAAGATAAGATCAGCCCACTTCATATGGGGCTCCCAGTGGGCTACCTTCTCAAAGAGACCATCACCTACCTTACTTCTACCCCATTTAGTAGGACGAACAAATACCTTTACTTGGTGTCCATATGCCCTACAACGGATAGCAAAGTCTACAGAGGCATTGTCTTGGTCAATAATAAGAATTTTCATTTATTAGCCATTTCCTTCTGTAGTTTAGAGAGTTGTGCCCATTCAGCAGGAGAAACCTTCTCGCCTTTTAGTAACCTGCCCTTGAGCACTTTAAGATAGTTGTTATAATTGAAATAGGCTTTCTTAGTGCTCTTCTCTTTTACGTCAGCAAGTTGGTCAGTAAGTACTTGGCCTATGCTATGGTCTCTAGTAGATGCTTGCTGCATCATCTGTGCAGGTGCAAACCTAGTGGCCATATACAGTCCAGCATCCTCTACTTGTCTGCCCACTGGATCAGCTTTTTGATGTATTGGTTGTCCTGTGATTATATCCCTATTAAGGAACATAGAGAGTGCATCTGCAGTAGCAGAAGATGGGGATATCAAGGAACGGATTAGCGACTCTGCATCAATAGAGTTCTCTGTTGCAAGCTTCTGCACAGATTCTATCAAAGCAAAACCACCAGCACGCCTAGCAGTAACGGCCCTGTTTAGCAACCAAGACATACCCTTATCCATAGCAGGGTAGAGTTGTGAGTACACTAGACCCATTACAGCAAGCTGACCTAACAAGGTGGTAGAGGCTTGTACCAACTCTTTAGCAGATTTACCAATATGCTCTGGACCAAGGACAAGACCTTTACCCAACTCTCCACTACTCTTTCCAAACTCTACAAAAGATCTAGCAACACCATAGTGGTAGTAACTAAATTGAGTAAGGACAGGGTTCTTCATGATATTAGCAATACCTCTGCGGCCCAATACACGATTAGGTATACGGTAGCTAGGCATGTGCTTCTCTACCTCTTTGATGGATTGCTGCATCAAAGGTGCTCGTTCCTCTTCTGACATCTTAGACCACTCTGGCTTAGTTTTACCCAAGTGCTCTAGTACAGCTTGAGTATACATCATATCTCTAGCTGTCCACATAACATGGTTACTCATCTTTGCCCAAGTAGATATAAAATCTACAGGAGTCATGCCAATAGACTTAGCTAGGTTAATAAGGTTAGGGTCAGACGGATTCAGTGCCTTCTTCTGCTCTTCTAGCCGCCCAGCATAGTACTCCTTGTTCATAATATCAGGCATGAACGTAGTAGCACCATTCCGAAGCATCTCTCTTTGCAAGGCATCTTGTTTCAGTACACTCTCCCTGGCTCTATTGCCAGTTGTCCATAGGGATAATGTACCTTGAGGGGTCACCCATTCCTTGCCTCGTTCTACAATCCAGTGCATACCTTCATTGTTGATGTGGGGGATGGGGTTTAGAAACATAGCCTTTAGTAGGTAGTTCTGGGCAAGCATCAAGGCTTTAGCACCAGTACCATACCTCTTAGGTTCCAAGAAGTCTTCTAGGGCCTCTGCTACATTGGCATCCATATACTTGCCATTTAGCTCTGGGATAACCTCCCTAACAGCCTCACTGGGCTGTCTCCATCCAGATGCCTTTAAATCATTAACCTCTGCTTCTGACATCTTACGAGTGTCTTGTATGATATGAGAATATGCAGGATTGGTTGTGATCGCCTTAATCGTCTTAATAGCAGAGATAGCTTGATCTAGTTCCTGTTCTTTTCGGATAGTCGCAGATAGCCCATTAGGCAGGTATTTGGTATCAGTGTGGGTCTCTGCTTCTGTTTGGGTAGATAGGCGAACCTCTCCAACCTCATTAGCACCAACCTTCAACACCATCCCAGGTTTTACCTTAGCAGCTTCAGCAGAAGATACGCGACCTATTACAGAAGGGACACCATTGGTCCATTGGATAATTGGGCGAGTCTTCCAACGAGGGTTGGGGTCGCCTATACTTATAATACTCGTAGAGCCGTCAGGGTGGTCTACCGAATGATAGCTACGGGCACGAGCGATAGAGGGTGTCCTAGATACTCCTAAAGCTTGAGAGATACCCCTCTCAGATAGTTCAAGCAACCTGTCAATGAAGCCACCTTTTCCGATAGCGTACCGTGGCACGATGCCCTTATCGTAATCGAAGTCTTTTCCAGCTAAGCTTGCATACTCCTTCATCTTCTGGGCAAGGCGATCAACAGCGGGTATGAAGAACTTTTTATATAGTGGGAACTCTTCCCTGGTAAGGGGTGTACTCTCTTCAGTAGCAGAGGTAAATTTACGACCCATTTCGTCAGTAACACCGGCAGCAGCAGCAGCTTTCTCGCGCTCAATAGCTAGACTCTCTGCTGCAACAGTAGATGTTTGCATACGGTGAAGGGCGTCTGCAATCTCACCTACAGAAGCTTTTACTTCTTCTGGTGTCCTGAACTTACGAAGAGTGTCTGCAAGGCTTTGTACACCCTCTTTGATAGCTTGTAGATCGATAGCACCAGCTTGTCTGGCCCCAGGTCCCCTGAATGCTTTAGGGCGGCTCTTAGGGATAGGAGTTTCATCGTATGCGTCTCCTTTAGTCATTCGAGCTTCTTGTTCCGCTTGAGCAGTCTTATGCTCATTCCAAGCTTGATCTATCTGCTTCTGCTTCGCCTGATAGGCAGCCTCTTCTTCTGCATGTTGCTGCTCGTCAGTTTTAGCAGTATCAATCTTCTCCTGATTAAGCTTGGCTGTAACAGCAAGCTTTTCATCCATACTAGACTTTAGTTGTTCATCAATTACATCTTGATTCTTCTGTTCAAAAGTCTTGTCTTGTTTAGGTGCATTAGTAGCTTTTCTAGCAGCATCTTCTCTAGCAGCTTTTACATAACCATCTACTTCAGGTTGTTCATCGATTACATTTTGATCCTTCTGTTCAAAAGTCTCGTCTTGTTTAGGCGCATTAGCAGCTTTTCTAGCAGCATCTTCTCTAGCATCTTCTCTAGCAGCTTTTCTAGCAGCAGCTTTTCTAGCAGCAGCTTCTCTAGCAGCTTTTACATGGCCATCTACTTCAGCAGGAGTAACAGGTTGCGGAGGAGCCTTCTCAACAAAAGTAGTTTCAGGTGCCTCTTGTCCTTCGTCAACCTTAACTCTCTTACCTGCCTTGAGAGTCTCTGCACCAGCTTTAGTTGCATCTCGAATGAAAGAAGCGGTAGCAAGAGAGCCTTTAATAGTGGGAACAGCAATAGTAGATGCCTGAGTAGCCCATTGACCTTCCTTGACGATCTTTTGATAATCATCAAGAGTCATATCTTTATTGTAGAGGCGTTTGAACTCAGCAGCTACAGTGCCTACTTCTGCACCGAATACATCAATACCTTGACTAATAAGAGACATAGCCGTATGCAACGACTCAGAGGGGTTTGTAGCCAGAATATTCTGAGTATACTCATCCACCTTCTTCTGCGACTCAAGGACATTCTCTTGAGTGAACAGTGCGTGAGCACCAGCAGCTAGAGTGTTCATAGCAAACTTAATAGGAGATGCAACAAGAGTCTCCATATCTTGCTTATTCTGCTGGATGGTATGTAAGGTATTAGCTACAGCAGCCTGTGCAGGAGATAGTTTTGAGAAGGCTTTAGCACGATCTGCATCCTCTTGAGTACCATCTGTTACATTCTTCCAAGCTTTCTTGGCAGTAGTCTCGAACTCTTCTGTAGGTTTCTGAAGAGCAGTAGAGATACGATCAAAGAGGGTAGCTGCTGGCTTTACGGGAGCAGGTGTAGCTATGTTCTCCTGCTTATAGTCGTCCCAAGGACCACTCTCCGTTGCTGTTTGTTGCGGGTAGTCTTCCCAAGGGCCATTCTCTGCTGCTGCCATTATTGTACCTTCTCCCAACTAGCTTTGTTGTGGGGGTCTCCTCCAAGATACCTATATCCTTTTTGTACTGTGCCGACAGAAGGAAGGGTGTTTGGTGTATTGGCGGGAGACTTACTAGGTTTTGTATTAGCTACATTAGATGTACCGTATTTACCATCAGTAAGTCCACCTAATCCAGCATTAGCCGTATCAATCCTACTCTCTTCAATACGGATATTCTCCATAATAGAAGCTTCCTTAGTCCGCTTATCTTCTTCAGATAGTGTACCAGACTTCATAGGATTATTGAGGTCTGCCAATTGAGAACGATATTGCCTCATGTTACCAGTAGCAGCAGCCTTATCCTTTTGGTATGTAGCGATAGCAGCTTTGACAGCAGGATCAGTAGTGTTCTTAGTAGCAACCTTAGCTGCACTGGCCTGTACTTTTTCCCTAGAGATAGCGATACGTTGAGTGTTGCTCCACTTAACATCTGCTGCTTTCTGCTCTGCTAGTTTCTGTTTCTCTGCAGCAATCTGCTCAGTCATTTTAAGTTTAGCCAACTTATCTACTTCAGTCTGAGGCAACATACTATCAGCTTTTTGTTGAATAGCAGAACTGATCTGTCCCCAGTGTTGACCAATATCAGGATGGTTCATCAAAGCAGCGATAGATGCAAGGGTGGCTTGTTGCATCCGTTCTTGTTCTGGTGCACCTTTCATCTCCTCTTCAGGACGAAGATGCGAGGCAATATACTTCTGCATCTCTTGCGGAGACTGGGAAGCTTGCCGAAGCTGGTCAGCTTGTAGTTGGTTAGATGACTCATACGTCCTAGTAGTGTCTTCTTGTGCCTTCAGCTTAGAGGTAGCAATATCTGCCAGTTGCTTTTGTAAGGTCTCTGCAATCTTAGGATCATCTGTAGTCTTGAGCTCTTGTTCAAGTACCTTTTGAGCTTTGTCTGCTCCTTGATACTCTTTAAGAGACTCTTGAGCACTTTTCTGCAGGCTGAGGATAGCCTGCGTAGACTGCTGCTGCTGCTGCCAAGAGGCTTTCTCTTCCTCGAGCTTTAGTGCATTGATGTCCTGTGTCGTGGCTCTTCCAGCAGTTTGAGCCTGTATATCTGCTGTCTCTGCATATGTCTTACCGAGATTAGCTACATCCTGCATTCCGGTAAGTAGGCCGGTGCCGAATCCTAGTGCCATATATATAGTCCTTAGAAGCCCGCTACAGTATTTAGGTCATTATTGAGCATGTTGCTATAATACCCCGAATCCATGCCATAATTATTAGCTAGGTCATTATTGAGCATGTTGCTATAATACCCCGAATTCATGCCATAATTATCAGCTAGATTATTATTGTTGCTTGTGTTATTACTACCACCAAATAAGTTAGTCATGGTTCCAAGGAGTCCACCATTATTGCCAGCAGAGTTAATAGCATTAGAGCCAAACAGTGTAGTTAGTATACCTGTCAGGTCTGTAGCAGATGTCTTATTAGCACCTATCTGGGTTTGATATGCCTGTTGTGCAGCGTTAGTACCGGCAGCAGGATTCTGATTAGTTGCTGAGAGGCTACTCAGTTGATTGAAGTAATTATTAAAATAACTAGACTGTTGCGAAGAGCCAAGGTTATACAGTGCGGCCTTGTCTGCACCAGACATATTCTTACCTTGAGCGGCCATAGCAGCTTGTGTAGCGTCCATGCCTTGCCGTAGTTGCGCCTGGTACCCCGGTAGGCTTTGTACAGAAGATGGGTTTGCCATCAGGTTATTCAACTGAGCTATATATGTAGCCCTATAGGGACCAAAGGGATCAGACTGCAGTGCAGACTTAAGTGGGTCTTTTACGTCTACATTATATTTGGGGTTATCATTAGCATTAGGGGTAGTGTTACCAACGCCACCGCGATCAAGAGGCATACCATAGGTAAGGCTATTTGGGTTATTATCATAACCAGGCCTATCGGTAGGGGTGCCTCCAGTATTACCTCCAGTATTACCTCCAGTATTACCTCCAGTATTACCTCCAACAGTGCCGCCAGTATTACCAGACCCCCCGGAAGTAGCACCAATTAGCGCAGCAACAGGGCCAACTATCTTAGCTAAATCTTTACCAACACCTAGCACATTACCCCAATTGGTCCCCCCACTCATCCCAGAACCTACACCTGTACCTGCTCCATTATTGAGGGGTTGTAGTGGTGTTCCATTAGTGACTGGCTCGTTAGGACCAAGACCGTGCGTAGTGACCCCGTTACCTGCTCCTGCACCAGCGAAACTACCACCAGTAGCACTACCTGCACTACCTAGGGCGGTATCGGTGATTGGGAGCCCTGTGATAGCATCTGTAGCAACACCAGCACCGGCACCAAACATCCCACCTAGGGCATTACCAGCAAGGTGAGTTAGATTATATAAACCATAACCCATGCTAGCTACACCAAGCAGGTCTTTAACAATACCACCCCAATCCAACCCTACAGAGGGTGTGTAATTGTTTTGCCCCATAGCGGTATTCATAAGGGCTGACCCATCTGCACCATTGCCATTGTTACCGGTCCTTGCTGCCATTGCACTTTGGAGGTATGTGTTGACATCCGCAGGGAGGCCAGAAGCTGCTTGCAAGGGGCCAGATAGGATGCCCTCTGCCTTCAATGCATCGTAGCCCATCTGGTCAATACGTTGGCCATTGTAGGTCGGTACTCCGTTAACTGTTCCCCATGTTGCCATGTTATATCCTAATCAGAAGATTGGGCCTGTTCGCCCAAATTGAAATTGAATTCTAGTGCTTGTATTCTAAGTGGTACATTATCGGTATGTAGTACCTCCCAAGCACGTCTACGGGCTGAACCTAGCTGGTATAGGATTGGCCTACTATCTGATAGGTTTACTGTCCTAAATGTAGATGGAGTTGTGTAATCGTCATCATAGTGCCTAATAGATAAGTTAGTATTACTTGTAGCTTTATCTCCAACTACTTCTACAGAGGTATAAAACTTTCTATTAGTTATACCTGAATCATGTATAGGAGTGACTACTCTAAAGGAGATAGCATTACCATCGTCGGTGTATGCATACTGAGATGCCCGATATACGACGCCGGAGTAATCTATAAAGTATACGTTTTCTGTAGTATCTCCAAAAGCCTCTGCAAAATATGCACCAATAGTCGAGTCTGCCATTAGGAAAAAACTATTACCATTCCATTCAGATGTCCAATGATACCATGCACGTTCTGTAATATCATAAACTAAAGAGACTAATCCATTTGTTGCTGAGGAGGCCCTGATATTTAAAATATACAGTATATGCCCTGCGATCTTCATACTAAAAGCTGTTAGTGTCGATCCAAGATCAAGGTACTTTTCGATATACCTAGTAGATATGGTTTCAGGGGTAATGCCATTAAACATATATACAGAGCTTCCACCAGATTTACTGGAACCTACCCAAATTGTAGTAGAGTCTACCCTACATACAGTGTCAGCATTTACACAACCAATCTGTAACAATGCCCCCATGTTCACAGCAAGTGGAGAGCCTGGACTAGTACCAGCATCATATAAGAACTCTATAGATGTTTTCTTAAAGGCTACAAGATAGTTACTCTGTTTACCTAGCGCAGTTGCAAAATCTGCTTCTTGGTTTGCTATAATAGTATTTAGGGCGTTCCAAGTAGAAAGATTACCTACATTTGATCCATAGATATTACCAAAAATATCCATAATATATGTAGTTTGATCTAGTGTTATGGGCCCCCCTACAAATTGGTCATTAGCTGGTAAAATAGGGAAACCATTGGCACCATTAGTCAGCTTCACCATGGTCATTGTATTTGTTGCTATGGTGTATGTAAGTACCCAACCACTGGTTGCTGTCAGGAGTAGTCCCGTTGTGAGACTGTTGTAATCAAACCCAACTTGGGGATTATCTAGTGTACCTAGGTTTGTTACCACACCAGTATTAGTCTGTACCCATTTAACAGTAAGACCAACAACAGCTATAATTCCATTGAAATTGTAGATAGATGGTACGTTACTTGGGGAGGTAGAGAGCAACCAATTTGTGTTTGTATATCCTGGGCGTTTAATCACCCACCTCTCTCCCTCTGGAGAAGTCTCTACCATTCCATTAACAATACGAGAATCTTTAGTATAGTCTGCTATTCTGCTTTCTATAGGGACGGCTAAAGATAGGCGAGCTTTCATACTGACCTCATCCCAGTAGACCTACTATCCATTTGGAAAAAAGTAGAATTAGGTTCTACGTCCCAGTCTACCAAATCTCCCTTATACCTCTCTGCCTTTAGGGTAATCTCTTGACGTTGTGAGGTGGGGCAACCATACTCGATTGACAGTTCATCAGCAAGGCCCCACACCAGTGCCTGCATCCACTCATTAGGGAAATCTGGGATATCCGTAGATAGCAAGATATCGTAGATAGGGCGCTGACCTACAAAATATAGGTCATAGTTAGTAGCTGTAGCTGTATCGGGTGTAAGGTAGGTGTATAGAGTCCCTGCAGTTAGCTTGGGGTCATAGAATACACTATTAATCATACCTGAACTGAATTTACTACTCAGTATATTATATTCCTGTTTGCTGATAACCTGTAGGGGTGTATCAATATTAGGGGTAACGGATACATTCCGCATCCAAGCTTGGATCAGTTTCAATGGCTTATCAGCAATAATATCTGCACCAGAAGAACCAATAGTATATGAAGTCTTAGCAGCAGTAAGAGGAATGATATACTCTTGCACTGTCCAGAGCTTGATACCTTGTGTCATCCAAGCCTTAATCATAATATTAAGAGCTTGTGCTGCATTGGTAACTGTAGCAGAATCAGGTGTACTACCTAATTCTATTACTTGCAACTTACGAAGAGCAGCAATAATAACTTGGTCACGAGTGATAGAATAGGTACTTGTCATTTAGAAATATCCGTATAGTAACTAGGAAGCTGTTCTCTGTCTAGTTCCGATAGCCACGATTGATAGCAATGATCCTTTTGTAGAAACATAATTGCATCTACAGTTCGATAGGGTAGATCGGAAGTATGACCCTGCAGATAGCACCTCCAGCACCTAGCTGACATAGTTTCATCAGCATAACCCCAACCATCTCCTTTAATATAGATCAGAGTATTAATCAATTGATCTACGGCAATAAGGAACTCCATAATTACAAAGTAACGGCTAGTTGAAACAAGTTGTGGAGTCCTGCTGAATCTACACCGATAGCTGCAGCCATAGCGATGATACTGGGGTCATCTTCCTTAAATACTGGACTATACTGCCACTTGTCTTTCAAGTCTTGATCTGAGCTAGATAAGACAGCACCATCAACACTTAACCGTAGTTTAGCTTTATTGAGTGCGAGTCGAATCTGCGCAGCATTGCAGGACAACGGAGGAACAGTTACTGGGTCAGCCGGATCGGGGGTGTTAGTTTTAGCCCATTCCAGATAGTCAAGGTAATCTTGATTAAGTCCACTTTTGGCTATCTTAGTGTCCGGTAGCATGATGATGTAACCTTCGTTTGTATCTTTGTAGTTAGGCATATTGCCCTCCTGTTGCAGTTGCACCAGCGGTAGAACCGGGCAAGTAGGATGCACCACCACCATAGGTTTGAATGACTCCGTTCAAACTGGCACTATATTTCTGACCAGTAGCAGAACCGGAGAAGGTCATAGCCTGTTGGATAATCAAAGAACCCATATCACATGCGGCATAAGTTAGGAAGGCCGGCGTTCCGGTAATGGTCACAGTAATGCTAGCTGCACTTATAGCACTCTGTTGGGCCGAATTTAGGTGTACAGAAGCAGAACCAGAGATAGCATAAGAACTACCGAACGTCACACTCGATTTTGTTAATGCCAAGACATGCTCGGAGACGCAAACACCAAACACCATATTCAGCAAAGTAAGAGAACTGGTTGGGCCCTGTGCCACTATTCCCCTGCCTGTCGTGGTTGTTTGTAACTTCATTGCTTGTAAAGTCCACGCCCCACAGTTTGTACCAGTAAAACAATTGTTACTGGTAGTGCTGATAATCACATTCGATGGGGTGGTTGTGTTCCCAACAATCACCATCATCCCGCTACCAACATAACTCTTTAGGGTATTCGCCCCGGTGTAGGTTCCGTCAGCAACATGGATTGTTATTTGAAATCCTCTGTTATCAAGAGCCGACGCAACGTCAATCGCTTTCTGAATAGTCAGGAATGGAGAACCGGGAGTGCCCGGATTGCTGTCATTTCCGGTTGTTGCTACGTAGTAATCGGCGCTAGCGGACAACGCTGCCCTAGTTAATGCAGTTGTTGCAATGGTAGCCGGGAATGTACAATTCGTCAGGGTTCCGCTAGAAGGTGTACCAAGAGCACCGCCAGGGGCCACATAATCGGTTCCTGCGGTAGCTGCACTTATAGCGGTGCCATTACCCTTTAACAGTCCTGTGATTGTGGTAGATATGGTAATATTAGGAGTAGTCGTAGGGTTAGCTACTGTACCTGCAAACCCATTTGCACTTGCTACAGAAGTAGTAGTTACAGTACCATTACTACTGGCTACCCAATTACCGAGGTTTCCTACCCCTGTTGATTGCCAGACATAGCCACTTGTACTACCTACACCATATGCTACTTTATTTACATCATTCAGCCAAGCTGATATAATGCTAGTTGACCCGTCTGTAAAAGTAGTGTTAGCCATATGTTATGATCCTGCTGTAGCACAACCGGCTATAGCCAGCCCTGCCTTAGATGAAAGAGAAGAACAGATAAGTCCATTTGGTAGGATAAAGTTATCCTGTGTTTCCGGTCTAGTGAACGGTGGTACTTGGAAGTCAGGCATACCTCTTACAAAATCCTGTGGGTGTCGTACTTCAAAGTCTTCACTACAGACCCGTACACCATCCCATCTCTGTACTAGTTGAGAGCCTTTAAATAGCCTTCCACAGACATCACAGATAGCCTTAAAGTCGCCTTTAGAGTATGAAGGCCTATAGCTCATTTCTGATGGAACCATCCGGCGCAATGACGCAGTTCATGCCGGTTTAGGATGGTGTGGTCGTAGCTCATACGCTTACCCCTGCGAATATACCGCTGTATCTGTTTACTGTTTTGAGTTGCGAACCGCTGAAGGTGCCCTTGACGGGGAAAAGGTCGTAGATGTTTCCGGTCATGAAACTAGCAGGAGTCATACCTGTTGCCCCGATGGAGGCCGCTGTCAGAGTCACGGTGCCAAGTGTAGATACGGACCCAGTGTACTTGAGGACGTTGTTTTCCCAAACCGTGACCGCAGTTCCCACCTTGCGGACGGCGAACTCAATCGCCGTGCCAAGGTAAGCCGTTGTCGAGGTGTAGGTCACGGTCACACCTGCATCGTCTTCCCACGTTGCAACCAGATGGCCGGACGCATCGAACGAGACTTTAATCAAGCCGGTGCCACTGGCATGTTGTGAGTAAATAGTGCCCGCTGCCGTGGGGAGTGTGCTACCCACAATTGCATAATCATCCGTAGCCTGAAACGGCACCGCGCTCAGACTCAGATAGTTGGTCGAGCCGTTGAACTGGGCGTAATAGTGACCATTTGCGTATCGCTCAATCGGCTTGTTGCCGGTTACGGTCTGGGTAGTATTAATTGTACCGAAGGGGTCTTTTGCCAGCCCTATCGGATTATCAACCGTGGCTGAGGTCACGCCTGCCGAGTCGAGGTAGTTGCCTGCGATGAGGCCGCTGACTACCCCAATACCTGGCACGAATGCGTGGGCATTGCTGCCGAAGCTGCGTAGGACGGAGAGGGCTTGTGACTGTAGACTAAGTTGCCCTGTGTATGGTGTTATACCAATACCAATCATGGTTATTACCAGTCCATCAGAACGAGATTAGTGGCGGTAGTTCCAGTAGCATTGAGGTAGCCGTTGTTAACCGCAACTGGGAGGATGGACCCTTGCGGTACAGCAGTAAAAACAACAGGAGAGAAGTTAGGATTAAATGTAATTGCAATATCACCACCAACACCTACATAGATACCCGAGAAGGTGACTTGGGTACTGTCTGATGGTGTGCCTGCTACATAAGATTGAGCAGATGCAAAGATACGCTGTGAAGTGTGTTGTGCTGTAGATGCCATTATTGATTGCTCCCGACCTTGGTTAGGTCAAACTGTAAGAAGAAGTGTCCATTGCCCTTTACACTCAGAAAGACTTCTCTTTTATCCACATCAATCAAAGATTCAAAACTATGGAAATCAAAGAAGCCCCTAGCTTCAAGAGGAAAGATAAACTCATCTCCCCAGTAGATATATAAGAATGTATCCTTTTCGATTGAATACTGAACTCGGTCAATCTTCAAATAATCAGGAATATGTTCCATAGATGTCTTATCTGTGATCTGATAAAGTTTCTCAGAATCACAGTCAACACCCACTACACGAACAGTTGCATTCTTTGTACCATCACTGGGGAGGGAGAGTTTAAGGGGCATGATTAACGAACAACCTCATTAGCACACAGAAAGTAATCCATAGACAAAGTGCGAACGACACCAGAACCATTAGTGATACTAAAGATAGGGGTGAGCATTGCAGTAGTCAGAGCAGCATTAGCTACACGAGCTACCAACACTTCATTTGCATATACTAGCAAATCCTTACCATCGTAGTACCAACCAGCAGAGAAGTAAGTAGCATTAGCGGAGGCGCCTACAGAAGCTACAGCAGTGACAGGGGAAGAGCCAGTATTGGTGATAAGGGTTACAGTGGTAGAGCCGCTAGCCTTAGAGAAATAGACACCATCAGTGATGGACGAACCATTGACCAGACCAATAACAACAGCACAAGTAGTAGCATCACTAAGAGCACCACGGAACACTGACCAAGCTTTCTGGCCAGCTACGAAAGCAAAGCTAGTGCCATTCTTTACTGCGATAGCAGAATCAGAAGCACCAATAGTAGTCGTCAGTACTGCAGTACCGCCATTGTAAGAACCAAGGGCAAAGGTAGGTGTACCAGTACCTGTCAGAGTATAATCAGTACTAGCAAGAGATCCAAAATCATTGTAGTATGTAGTTACACCAAAACCAAGACTACCTGCAGTCTGAAAAGGATCAGGTAGCGGATACATACCAAGAGGGGTCTCACCAGGTACAGTAGTTACACCACGAGTAAAGCGAGTAGGAGCAGACATAGTTATTTCCTTTTACGTTATAAATAACGTCCCGTAGGACGTAAAGAGGAAGCGAAAGAATTACTTCTTGATAGGAGGAACAGCAGGACGTTTGCCCTTCATTTCCTCATTAGGATAGGACATATATGTATTCCTTAGAAAGAGAAAGAGAGAGAACAACAGAAGAATCTAATCTTTCTCTGCTGCTGTCTCTCTCTTGTTTACTACAGAATAATAAATATTATAGCATACTTTTTAAGTTTTGTCAAGCATTATTTTTAGTATCTGCTTAACTTGCTACATATTTATCTTACGGGCCATTAACACCATACACAGCACGAGGATCACTCCAACCAAAACTGTAACGCTCATAACCCTTATACTTCAGGTTCATAGTGTCAAAGTCATTGTCTTGGTCAAACGTGATTGCATGGCGCTCATAGTACTTCATACCATCAGGGATGTTAGTACGAATAAACCAAGCATGAGGAGCCGTGAAGTAGTGATTCAGCATCACACCCTTCGGGAACGCATTCGTTGCTTTCAGCACGTTGATGTCGTTGTTAGCCGTTTCAGGGCGATACACAGACTTCAAAATACGGTGAGCATTGAAGTGATCGAATCGGCTGATGTGCAAGCTGGTAGGCAGCACATTAATCAACAGACCACGATCATTCTGCAGACCCATAATAGCAGTCACAGCATCTTCAAGAGCAGCTTCACTCAGGTCAACACCAACAGTCGGGGTATTAGCCCAAGTGCCACCAGTCGTGTTCGGGTGCGCAGTAGAGCAAAGCTGCACACCATCACCGCCCGTGTAAGAGCTATTGAAGGCTCGATTATACACGTTAGCAGCGATATTCTCCTTCGTTTGGCGGAAGGAGAAGGCTAGTGCCTTTGCACGGCGAGAAGCTACCTTTTCATACAGGTTGTCATCCAACTCTTCCTTCGTAACAATGAAACCCAATGCATACGCAATGTGCGTATAACGGGTAACAAAGCCTTGGATTTCGGAGTCATAAGTCGTACCTGCGCCCTGAGCTTTGACAGGCACAAGACCGAAATCGGTCATCTGCAGGTCTTCCTCGTAGTTCTGAGCAGAGGTTTCCTTATCGAAGAGGTCGATAAACTCTTCAGGATGTTCATTATAGGTTTGCCCCCAGATTGCCTTTAGACCAGGCCAAAGCAGTTTGGGTGCATTTGCGGTGGTGATTACGCCAGCCATTTAATTTTCCTTTTCTTTAATAATTATTAGGAAGCTGTAAAGCCACCATTGAACTCATGCTGGTTCCAGCAACACTTGACCTTGCAGTATGCACCACCAACAGTAGTACTAGTAGGTGCATTGTCAACACGCTGTACCAGACCCATCATACGAATAACAAAAGAGTTAGTCGTATTGACAGTACTACCAGTCAGGACCGTGTTAGAGTACGGAGCAGATTGAGACAGGGCGCTGGTCTGGTCTGCAGTAATAGTCAGGTTCGAGTTCTTATGCAGATTAGCCAGAGTAATAGCCGTGCTATCCATCTGTGCTTCAAAGATAATATCGGGATCATCCACAACGAAGACATACTGAGTACCTGCATTCTTAGCCAGCCACAGTTGGTTCAGGTTGAGGTTAGTGCCCTGCAAAGAGGTAGAGCCAGTAGGTGCAGTTTGGAAGCCTACGATAATACCCAGAGGGACATCACCAGAGGTTGCTTTCACACACAGAGGGATACCATTCACATCCGTACCAGCAGCAGACTTAACTACATCACCGATAGCGTAGGTGTTAGATGCATCCGTAGCGATTGCATAGGTATTGGCCGTTTGGTTCCAAGGATTACCATTACGGTGTCCAATGGGCCGCAAGCCTTGGGGGTTGTTTGTTGCCATTTACAAATCTCCAAAGAGTTAGGTTATTTTGATGCCTGCGTCGTAGAATCCATCATTGGATTGTCCTTCGCCTGCAAACTTACCACGGCGAATAGCTTGATCGGTAAGATCAACACGATCTTGTATCGCTTCTTGATCTTCATCAAACCATTCTTGTTTGACCTTCATTAGGTAGCCATATTGTGGTTCGCTACCAGAAGTCCCAACAAGAAACCGTACTTTATCTCCAACGTCTGTATTGCGGCTAACCACAGTAGACGAAGTACCACCTACCTCTTCAGGCGTTACGAACTCATAATCGTTTGCCAATGCCCAGTCAATACGTCCTGGCTCATCATTAAAGATATGCAAATGATATCCTTCAATCTGGTGACGCACGCCAAGTTTCATAGTAGTGCCACCAAAGTTCTCTCGATTCTTTCGAGAGGGGCGATCACTAGTTGAACGGACTACCTTTGCTTCTTGCTTAGCCAATGCAGCAGCTTTTTTCTCTTCCAACGTAAGGGCTCGTGGCATACCTATCTCCTTTTAATCCCAAGCGTAATCTGCGACGTATTGTTCTTTCGTCAGCAGACCCATTTTAACATAACGATCACAAGCCTGTTTGGCTTCGCTAGGCAGGTTATTATACGTCCGCTTACCCGTAGGTACACTTGAGCGCATTGAACCGCTGCTAGACCCCTCTACGGGGTTCTGACGGGCCTGCTTAGGTGCAAACTCCGCATCCTTCTCCAGGTACTCATCAAGCTTCTCAAAGAATGCTTTACCAGTAACACCGGGGAAATCTTCTCGAACATCTTCTGCAATAGCATTAGCTCGACGGGTCTTCTTACGATCCACACCAAACCAATCATGTTCAGAAATCCACTCTTTGACTACAGGGTCCATTACCTGCTCTGCAGCAGGATTAGGGGCAGGTTCAGGCTTCTTCTTAAGCTCCTCTCGTTGCTCCTTCAGCTCATCGATTGCATCATCGATTGCGATGACCTGTTCCCCATCACCAGAGTTAATAGCATCTTTCTTGGCTTGCTTAAGACTGTTAAGTTGAATCTCCATTTCAGCCACTTTTTGTTGAGCGGCTTGTTTCTGGAACTCTCGGAACTCCTGAGCAGCTTTCTTTACCTCTACGATTTCTGCTTGAGATTGCTCTAGCTTCTTGAGGAGGATTTCATTATTCTTACGAAGGATTGGGTTAATCTCCTTACCCCTGCGGACAAAGGTTTCAGCATCTACCCACTCATCTTCATTACCCCGGAACTTCTCCAAAGGAACCCAACCATATACAGCAGCTTCTTTCTCTGCATGGTCTGTTTCTTCTTGGGTTACTACGACTTCTTCGTTTTCTTCACTCATTTCACTTCCTCACGAAATGCTACAACATCTAGATCATTAAGGATACGGTACTCTTTACCATCATTACCTTTATAAAGCAAACCACTATACTTTCCAAAGATAACTTGATCTCCGACACCACACCATGGTTCAGGTTGATCTGAGTAGCAGGTGTTACCCATTGCTACAACAATCCCATCAATCTGCGCCATCTCTTCTCGCTTCCTTTCGGAGCCTGTCGAGATAATGATACCACTCTCTGTCTTATGTTCAACTTCAGCAGGGAGAATAAGAACCCTATGACCTCTCGGAATAATGCCACTTTTGTTTTCCATCACTCGTATAAGTCCTCATATTGAACTTCAAGTAGGTTCTGTACAACTTTACAGCGTCCTTGCAGTTCTGGTAAATCTTCTTTATCTACGAAGACCAACATTTCTTTCATTCGGTCTAGGTCCAACTTCATTCGTTTCATAAGAGCAGAAGTTACATGGTGCTCTTTCCAATCAGCAAACTCTTCCTTGGTTACTACCATTTACTCTCCTTTGTACTACATGGTTAACTCTAGTCCTTGCGGTTGTGGGTTCATTGATTGCCCACCTACATCTGGTACTGCTGGTGTCTTTGCTTCTGGTTGTTCCATAGTCTGTGCGATCTGTTGCATAAGTTCCACAGACTTCAGGATGTGGTCTTGATGGTTCTTGGTTGCTGCAATCTGTGCATTAATCAGAGCGATCTTATGACCAGATTCAACACCCTGAGCTTCTGCCATCTCCAGTGCAGCCTTGGCATTAAGCTCCTCAATCTTAGCTTGATTGAGTTCAGCTTCCTTAAGCAACTTGAGTACACCAAGCTTGAGTTTGATCTGACCATCTTGCATCTTAGCTTGTACCTTCATCTGCTCAATCTGTACCTTCGGATTAGGCGGAGGCGGTACTGCATTTGGTCCCTTTGGATCGGGGAAGAGTTGATCGATACCCTGTACCCTTAGTGATTTAAGATAGAGTTTCTCTACTTCATATCGATTATATCCGGGCACAGACATAGAGGCTTGCTTAACAGCTGTAGCTTGCATCACCCGCTGGTTATCAGAGATAATGTTAGGATCAGCAGAAGGGTGAATAGCAGAAGATTCATTCTTATAATCACTAGAGAGTATCTTCTTCTTCTCTGGGCCAAAGGTTTTATCTTCTGCAAGATAGAGTTGGTTCAACCGATATAGCTTACGGAACTCGTCTCGGAGGCTACGGTAGGTACGTTTGAAGATACCTGAGAAAATCTTCATACCCTGTTCTGCCATTGTACGGCTAGTCTCTGCAGGGGTATTCTGGCCGGGGTTCTGCCCTGTAAGGATATCTACAGAGATACCAATACGCTCACCATAATTAATCAAGAGATTTAGTAAGGTGTATAGAACTTGGCTAGGTTCACGAACAGGTAAAGGCATGATACCTTTACGAAGATCATCTCCAGTAGACTCTACATGCTTCCATTCTAGGGGTGCAAAAGTATAGTTACCACCCCGTAGCTTAACACCCCGACTAAGGAATCCACCAGCAGTGTTTGCCATTGTACCCGCATCTGTAAGCTGATTAATAAGTGTATTAATGCTTTCATTTAGAGGACCAAGAAGGACACCAAAACCAAGATCATAGAAACCACCATCAGGACTTGGGATGAACGGGAACTTCGTGAAGTATTGCTCTGCTTTGATAGAGAGTACTTTTCCTTTTGCATTCTTGGAGATACCCTCATTAAAGAATCGTGCAACTATTCTAAGAACTTGTCGAGTATCTCGACGGACATAAACAATGTAAGGCTCTGCATAGCCATCATCATCAAGATCAAGGAAGCAGTGGTGTTCCAGAATCTCATAGGGGGTGCTCTCATCGTTAGGTTGTGGTTTGGTTAGTCCTTGTACCTTATCTTGTACAAGAGACAGTCTACTTTCCACACTAGAAGCAGGGTGTACCTCTGTCATCTCTAACCAGAGACCACGAGCAACACGACTGTAGATGTCGTTGTTGCTCATGTACAATACATGCGTCATTCGAGGGGCAGTCTCAAGACTCTTTGCCCAGTAGTTTACTACAAAGTCTTTAGCGAGGACGTTCTCAGATACATTATGACCAAGGATAGGATCAAAGTAACTCTTCTTGAAAGCACAGCCAATAATGGGTTGTGTGATAAGCACCGTATCCATTTGGCTCTCCCAACTCTCGTCTTCCTCAAAGAGTTGGTAGCACATGTGTTCCTGTACCCGTTCTGCTAGTTTGATATTCTGGCCAGAGGGGTCATCTCCAGATACGATCATTCGTACAGGAGAGTCATTAATTAGGGTAGGGTAAGCTCTAGCATGGTATTGCAAAGCAGCGATAGTTATCAAAGGGAACTTAATATTACTAGCCCCCGGCCAAGGGAAAGACTTCTTCTCAGAGACCTGTAGAGCTAGTTTAAGTGCTTGCTCATTACGAGTTTCCCAATCTTGACGAGACTGTAGATCAGCTTCAAAGTGCATATACACGCGATGACCGATCTGCTGCAATTCATCTTCAGTCAACTCCTCTGCAATGTTAGTCATTGCTGGAATTTTCTCAAGATTTAGTTTAGTAGTTAGTTCCAAATCAGTATCCCGTATGTTGGTTACGACCTTCAAACTTCATGTCGTTCTCATGTAAAAAAGCCTCGTACTCATCTTCTTCCAACTCTTCAGGAGTAGGCGCATCCTGCATCTTATCGAGCATAAGACCTAAGTAAGAGAAGCTGTCTACTTGGTCATCATGTCGATCTCTTGGGAATCGCATTAACTCTTCTTCAAAGGTGGCGTACCATTCTGCGTCTTTATCAAACTTGCAGGCACCGGCCCTCATACGAGCTTGGATGGACCTAGCTCGGGTAATCTTATCTGCCGAGGGCTTCAACATAACAATCGGCACAAAGATACCTGTGGTCAACATCTCTCTGTTGAGGAATGGTCCTATGGACTTTTGAATGACACCTTGCTCAATACCAAATAGTACGGGCTTATAAAGCTTCTGGAGCATCAGGACTGTATCTACAATCTCTTGTGCATCCATTCTCTCTCTGACCACATTAACCAAATGCATAAAGCCTTGGTCATCTACACCAGCAACAGAGAATACAGAATAATCACTACGATCTGCTTTAGATACAGCAAGGTCAGCAGTGATATAAAAGTTAAGCATCTTCTTCTTATCTTCCTGAGACCTTGGTAGGAAGTCTCCACGTCTGAAGAAGGTATTAGCCTCATCAAGAGGGATATTCAGGTATTCCTGACTATATACATCTGAGAGGCCTTGAGAAACGTATCGACTACGTTCCTCGATTAGTTTCTGCTTGCTCCACCTCTCAGGCCAGAGGATGTGAGAGAAGTCATCTGTATGCGCCCTAAACTTAATACTCTTCCAAGGTGTCCTTGTTGAGGCATATTCACAAAGAGGTTCTTTAACTAGAAACTTACTCTTATATCCGATTAGCTGTCTCTCTGGCATTAAGCCTTCAAGAAGACTATCCATATGCAGTATAGTGCCGATGACTCTAACAATACCATTATCAGCACGGCAAGGAAGTAGGGCACCATTGAACCATCTCTTGAACTTGTCCCTACGTTCCTTACTTTGTACTGCTTCATCCTCTTCGAGGTCATCAACAACAATCAGGTTAGGTCGTTTAGATTTCCACTTCAGGCCTCGAACCTTCTGTTCTGCACCTTTTGCTTGTACTCGGAACTGGTGCTTATCCTCCATCTCCACGATGAAATCATCTTCAGTATCTTTCAAGAAACTACCGATACCAAAGAGATTACGGAGATCATCATTGTCTGTCAGTTCCTTCTTTAGTTCACCAAGGAACTGAATAGACTGTGCTACAGTAGCAGAGACAACGATTGCATAGTCCCTCTCACGGAACAGTAAACAAGCAAGAGTATATGCAAGAGTAACGGTAGTAGATTTGGCATGGCCACGAGGGGCAGCGATAGCAACAAAAGAATCAGGAGCACAGCAGTATTCCCAGACAATCCTGTGGAAGTCTGGAGTTTCAGTAGCCCCGTCAAACCCTCGTCTAAGTACCGCATTACTGAACCCCTCTAATACTGCTGCTGTCAGCACTATTTAACACCACCCTTACTGTTACGAGCATAGCTACGGTTCTTAGAAGCAGAGATCACACGCGTATTGCTCTTAGCCGTAGAGCCACCCTTACTGAGTGGTTTCTTGTGGTCTACGTCTTTACCTGCAAGGGCTGCCTTGCCGTGAGTAGCTACAGCAGCTCTACGGGCAGAATTACGAGCTGCTCGGTTCTTTTTCTGCTCTGCCGATGAATGGTACTTCTTATATTCATCAGCATAGTCTCTAACCTTTCTAGGCATGACTATGCAGAGGGGGTTTGTACAGCGTTGGCAATAGCCGTTACACCTGCAATAGCCGTAGTCCAACCATTTCCCAGATTATACAAACTGACAATAGCAGAAATAACAGAAGCGATTACCGGCCAAGCAGTCAGGAAGTCTTGTTCCACAATACCAGCAACATTAGCTACCGACTTTAATACAGATTGTACAGCAGCTAGTTTAGCAGCACCCTGTCCAGAGGTAGGCATAGCGACTTCAACAGCTACAACTACATCATGGATCATCGGGCCTACAGCACCATACACATTCTTAACGATACCTACAGTTTGTGCGATTTGGGTATAATTTACAGACATGCTCTTCCTTTAGAAAGTAGAGGGTACAACTACGACAGGGTTAACAATTGTCGGAGTGGGTTGAGTGACTACTGTAGGTGTAGCAGTATTGTCTACAGTATGATTATCTGCAGTGGTGCTATTATGGCTATCAGTAGTAGTCGTAGTTGGGTTAGCTTGATTCTGACTATCAGGACCAATCTGGTTATAAGCAGCAGAACCACCAGTGCTAGAACCAGCACCAGAAGCAGTCGTTACTGTACTAGTATTGGTTGTGTTAGTGACGTTATGTCCTGCATTCTTGATGGCTGCATTGGCAACAGAACCAATAGCAACAAAAGGAACAGCAGTACCAGCAAGGTCAAAGGTACGATCCACCATGTGATTAAATACATCAGCACCATTGGTAGGCATAGCAATGTAATGACGATCCCGAGGATCAGTGTAACTCAAGTTGCCAATAGTACAGCCATTCGGAGGACAGGTAATAGAGATTGTAGCAATCTTTGAAATCTCTTTATTTGCATCAGCCACATCCTTCACTTGGGCATCTGTTGCACAACCTGCCAAAGTAGCTGTAGCACAAGCCAACAGAATCATTAGGGATTTTCTCATTACACTTTTCCTTTATCCAGATTACTTCAATCTGCCCTAGGAAGGTTCGGAAAGCCTGCTGTAGCGTTTGATTGCTCAACAGTTCCCGATCCTGCTGTGGGGGTAGTTGTATCTCCAGATTTGGCTGGCAGGCCCACTGATTTGCTGCTAATAAGGGTGATGATGATATGTGCAACAGCAACCACACCAGCAGCGATAGTTGCAGCAGTCGCCTGGTCCATCGGTAGGTTGTATCCAAAGCTGGATACCACAGTAGCACAAGCAACAATAAAAGCAGCCACGAGAGAGGCATTCTGTACTGCTCCCGGATCAGCTAGAGCAGAACCCTTACGGAAGAGATCAAAGAAGGTTACCAACTTACTCACATCTTACCTTTTGGCTTAGCAAAAGGAGATTTAGGCATCTTAGCCGGTTTAACGCCTTTGGGCTTACTGCTCTTCTTCATCTTACCCGACTTCTTCAGCATCTTTAAGTTCCTTTGTGTATGTGGTCTTTAGTGTAGCTTCGATCTGTTTGGCCTTACCAAACTTAACAAACTCTTCAGCAAGCTTAAGCAGACGATCCTCTGTACGTTTCTGATCTTCCTCCTGCTTCTCCATGCCTTGGAGCTTCTCGCGCTTATCAATCATTTCCATGCTGATCTTATGCGCATCTCTAGCAGAGACAGGCTTACGGATCAATTCACCACTACGTTGATCGAATTGGTGATCTCCATGATCTAACCTATCCTCAACTGCAGCAAGACCCTTAGCAACAATCTTAGCAAGCTTAGCATCAGTCTTGAGCGCATCCTCACTTCGTACATCTTCTACTACCTTCTTCCACCAATCAGTACGCCTCCATCTGTGGATGGTAGTGAGGGGTATACCAGTAGATACAGAAGTAATTGTAGGGCTTCCACAAGCTAGGTAAGCAACAACACACTCAAGCCTTTGAGTGTGACTCCATTGTTCCTTAGTGCCAATAGCAACCTTACGTCTACGTCTAGTCATCTCTAGTATTGCCTCTCTCATTCTATGGTAAACATTATAACATACTTTTTTAGGTTTGTCAAGCTTTATTTTCACTTTTTAAGAAATATTTTTATTTTTGTAAAAAAGACTTGACAAAAGATAAAAAGTATGCTATAATATTTCTTATAGTTTTAGATATAAGATAAGAATAACAGATGATCCATAGAAAGTATCGTAATCGTTATCTTTCTTCTGCTGCTGTTATCTGTAAGCAAGAGAACATCCAGATTGATCTGACTAACTATATTTATATAAGAAGAGAGAGGTTCCTCTAACAGAGAGAGCTTCTCAGCAGAGAGTGTAACTCAGCAGAGAGTACGAATCAAAGAGTAGATGTGCTTCAGCTAAGATGCCCCTTCCTTTCAAAACTATACAGCAATTGTATAAGGGGTATTATAAAAATAATTAACAGTCAAGATATTTCCCCCCTCCCCCCTCTCCCCAACGATAGCCGCAGCCTATCGATCTCCCTAGGCCATAGTACCTACCCGCTTTCAACCGACACCTACCAGATAATAGGTAGACTTTTCCTACCTGCTATTCAGTAGGCAGATCCCTCGTATCTACCAGATAATAGGTAGACTGTCGTACCTACTATTGGGTAAAACTACCCACTTTTTAGTAGTACTAAAGTACTATTTAGTAGTACTAAAGTACTATCCAGTAGGAATCACTGACTTACTCTGCATTTCAGAGTAGCACCCCACCCCATAACTTAACACTGCTAACCCCAGTCCCCAGCCCCTAGTCCCCAGTCCCTAGTCCCTCGATCCCTAGTCCCTCGATCCCCAGTCCCTAGTCCCTCGATCCCCAGCCCCATTGGCACACTTCTTGCCTATCTGCCGTATATTGTCACTTTTGTATCGTCACCTTGTGCCGTGCATTGTCACCTAAGCAAGGGCCATGCCAGCGCCCCTCCCTACTCCCATTGTACTAATCCCAATGTACTAGGCACGCTATATCTAGTGCTATCTACTGTACCCATACCCTATATCTAGTGTTTGTGGCCTGGCTTGCACTGCCCTTGGCATGGCTTGGCACGGCCTTTGCTCAGTGTGGTATGCTTCACCTGTTCTTTAAAAAGCTGGACCGATCAAGAGTACAATTCACTGTACATTGTTCTTGACTTGGTCTATGCTAGTGGTATGCTTCACCCGCTCTTTAAAAATCTAGACCATCCATGGGACAATATATATATATATACATTGTCCCTTGACTTGGCCTAGATTCGGGTGTACGATGTAGTTATGCTGTACCGCTCTTTAAAAATCTAAACCTCTCATGCACCTCTTATAGGGTGACGTGTGCGCTCTTCCGAGTATTGACGAGAAAATACTCTGTTATGCCTTTATTGGTATGGCTCATTATTTTCTGAAGAAAGGGTTGTGCACTTGTAGTCGACTGTTACGTGCATTGATGTTTAGACTGTTATTTAACAATTGAGAGCTTGAAGTGAGGGAATACCCGGTGCTAGGGGTATTGTGACAAACTCATTCATATAGCAAAGCAAGACGTGAGGGGATGCCTGTTGCTAGTGGCATTGTGACAAACTCATTAATATAGCAAAACAAAGAAAGCTGCATATTTGTAGAACATGTAAGAACAAGACCCAGAAGGCATTAGCCAACTAGTTAGTGCCTTCGATGGCTTGTACGGGTTAGCCATTAAAACCCTATATCTTACTTGAAGGATTTATCATGACATTCACACTCCGCACCACCAAAGAATTCTCGTCCGACTTGAACACTCTTGCAAAACTGCAAGGCAAAAGCGATGAACTGATTCACAACCTGGCGTGCAACGCTGTCTTCCATTCTGTGAAAGATGGCCAAGTTACCCCGGCAAATAACCTCATCAGCAAAATGGGGCGATCATCACGCCGGAATGACCTAATTAGCTGGATGGTCACCTACGGCAATTTCAAATATAACTCGAAAGAGAAGGTTATTGAATATTGCCAAAAACATAAACAGTCTGAAGAGGCCGCATATCTTCAAGCGGAAGCCGCTTTCGATTCGCCTTTCTGGGATGAAGTTAAAGAGGCTAAGGTATTACAGTCAATCGATGTCCTAGCATTGATTAAATCATCGGTGCATAAGGTAAAGACGGAAATGAAAAAGGCCGCTGAAAGTGGGCGCACCCTAGAAGTCAAGCATCAAAATATGATGGCCGACCTTGAAGCGTTGCTGGCCTCTTGTGGAACAACAGTAAGTTAATAAACCGAGAGGGCATTCCTTACCGAATGCCTTCCAATTTATTAATTTAATATCGGAGGATTGATGAAAGCTAACCACCTTATGGAATGGGTTTGGGGTTTTGTGTTTGGGGCCATTATCGCTTATGGCTTATTGTATGCACTTATTGGAGGATTTTAACTATGACATTCTATGCCCTTGCACTAAAAGAAACGAGTAATGGCTCAACGATTGTTGAGTCAATCCGAACCTGCGGCTATTCCAGCAAAGAATCCGCTGCCCGTGCGCTAGACCGTTCGTCTTTTATCGGTTATGTAAAAGAGTATGGAAAAGGTAAGCCGGTTTATTATAAGGCAACAACAAAGAGTTTAAAAAATGACTAGACCAATCTTTATAAGCTTCAAAAAGAAGCTTGTACTCCATCGGTTCTTTTTCGCATTACCCTGTGATATGCCTAGAACGTATTTAAGGCCCTTTTAAGCAGTGTTAAGAAGTTTTGGCTACTGCCCTATAGGCCAGAGGCAGATCGTGCCTTCTAGGGCCATTGTAGGGCCCTTAAACAAGGAGATCAAGAATGAAGTATGAACTTACCACAGAAGCCATTGAAACAAATGGCAAGGTTTTATATAGAATCAGGGCTCTTAAAGACTTTGGAGATGTTTGTATTGGAGACCTTGGAGGGTTTATAGAGAAGTATGAAAACCTCTCTCAAGAAGGGGATGCTTGGGTCTATGAGAATGCTCAGGTCTATGAGAATGCTCGGGTCTCTGGGGGTGCTTGGACCTCTGAGGATGCTCATGTCTTTGGGGATGCTCAGGTCTCTGGGAATGCTGGGGTCTTTGGGAATGCTCGGGTCTCTGAATATGCTCGGGTTTCTGAGGATGCTCATGTCTTTGGGGATGCTTGGATCTATGAGAATGCTCAGGTCTCTGGGGATGCTTGGGTCTTTGGAAATGCTCGGGTCTTTGGGGATGCCCTGGCCTTTGGGAATGTTAAGGTCTATGGGGATGCTTGGGTATCTGGGAATGCTTGGGTCTATGAGAATGCTCAGGTCATTGAGAATGCTCATGTCTATGGGGATGCTCATGTCTATGGGGATGCTTGGATCTCTGGGGATGTCCCAAAGACCATAACAACAGATACCAAGATGATTTAGTAGAACAAGGAGATCAAGAATGAAGTATGAACTTACCACAGAAGCCATTGAAACAAATGGCAAGGTTTTATATAGAATCAGGGCTCTTAAGAGTTTTGGTAATGTCCGTATTGGAGACCTTGGAGGGTTTATAGAGAAGTATGAAAACCTCTCTCAAGAAGGGGATGCTTGGGTCTATGAGAATGCTCAGGTCTATGAGAATGCTCGGGTCTCTGGGGGTGCTCAGGTCTCTGGGAATGTTTGGGTCTCTGGGGATGCTCGGATCTCTGGGAATGCTCTGGTCTTTGGGAATGCTCTGGTCTTTGGGAATGCTCAGGTCTTTGGGAATGCTTGGGTCTCTGGAGATGCTCGGATCTCTGGGAATGCTCTGGTCTCTGAGGATGCTTGGGTCTATGGGAATGCTCAGGTCTTTGGGAATGCTTGGGTCTCTGGGGATGCTTGGGTCTCTGGGGATGCTCGGGTCTACAGGAATGCTCAGGTCTCTGAGGATGCTTGGGTCTATGGAAATGCTCGGGCCTCTGAGGATGCCCAAGTCTTTGGGGATGCTCAGGTCTCTGGGAATGCTTGGGTCTCTGGGAATGCTTGGGTCTTTGGGAATGCTCAGATCTCTGGGAATGCTTGGGTCTTTGGGGCTGCTCGGGTCTCTGAGGATGCTCAGGTCTATGGGAATGCTCGGGTCTCTGGGGATGCTCGGGTCTCTGGGAATGCCCAGGTCTACAGGAATGCCCCAAAGACCATAACAACAGATATCAAAGTGAGTGTATAAAATGTGGAAAGTAATATCGCCTACCTGCTGTAGGGCCTCAGCACATGCCCTAGAATCACAACTGAATCAGGACCACCCGATTGAAGGTACTATCATCATCAATTGGGGTAACTCGCAACTTAACAATACGGATACAAATACGGTATTCGGCAATAAACTAGAAGCGGTAAAGAGAAGTACAAATAAACGTATTATGTTTTCTTTGCTAAAAAATTTGGGAACTGTTCCAGTCATTACAGAAGAAAATAAGGATGATTATGATAATTATTATATTCATATTGACCCTAGTGGCCATAATGGCTCTGGGATAATCTATAAGAATAAAGAAGAATATAACTTTAACCCAAATGATTTAGTAGCCGGAGAGGTCAAAGGAAAAGAATTCCGGGTATATTTTTCATATGGTAGTACATTCTCTGTTTATAAAAAAGAGAAACTACATAATGCAAATGATTCAAATATACATAATAGTCATAATGGATGGGGATATGAAAGTAATCCACAGGAATTACGGAATGTCCCACAACTTGAAGCGATTATGCGTGAATATACGCTAAAAGCTGCTAACAGGTTGGAATTGTCCTACGGTGCTGTAGATTTTATATATGGACAGGACGGGTATGTATATATCTTGGAGACTAATTCAGCACCTACATTAATCGAACCAGGACTGTTATATAGTTTCAGTGAAGCTATTAACTATCAACTTAATTCAGATTAACTTTTAACTTAATCAGGAGACGGATAATGCAAAACTTCAAATACTTTAACGATACAATGACCAATATTATTCAATGGTGTATTGAGAATAATGCCAGTCATGAAAGGTCGGGCAATTATGTTTATATATATGATGGTAATGGTTATTCTAAATGTTGGGTACACACTAACAATACATCCGCTAATGCTGATCTAATACTCTATGGGCTAGGATGGCGTAGGGAATTAAAGAAAGAGGAAATCGAAACATGGATTAAAGGCCTACACCATACCTATAGAGGCCTGATGTTTACTGATTGGCTAAATGATAAATGGCAAGAGGAACAGTTCAAGAGTGATTTCCGATTGTTCAGGTCTTATATCAACAAGACTTTTAATACACGAAATCGTATCAGCCTACTAAAAAATGGTAAAGTTGCACTTACAAAATATATCATTACATATACTGAATATGTAGATGGGGAGTTTATTGAAAGAGAAGTAACTTCCCCTGTACCGGATAGTCTATCTTATGCTTACATGGGCACACAACCAATCTACTATGATTACTCGACTGTCTCTTGTTATTATATTGATAATACTTATCTTCCAATCTTCAAGATAATTGTAGAGGACATCCAAGAGTGCCCAGACCATCCGGGTGAGCTGTACATGCCTGATGGAGTGTGTCGGTTGTGTGCAGAGAAATACAAGATACACAGCTACAGTACAAACGCACTAGATTTCTTTGAGTTCCGTAAGCTGGATAAAGAGAAAAACCCTGTTTATCTTGGAGTTGAACTAGAGTTTGATACAGAGCCTAGGCTTCTAAAGAATGCTTTGGAGAAACACACACACCATATGATTGCAAAGCATGACGGAAGTATCCTTGGGTTTGAGCTGGTTACTGCTCCGGCTACATATGCTATCCACAAACAAGAATTTGAAACCTTCCCATTTGAGAAACAGGTTGTTTCATACCGAGATGGTATGCACATACATATCGATAAGAAAGCATTAACAACAATGCAAATTGGTAAGATGTTTGAGTTCATGTATACACAGGAGAATATAGAATTGCTTAAGGTAATTGCAGGGCGAGGACTAGGAACCTACTGCTCTACTACATCTGGTGTTAAGTCTCTGTTATCTACCCTCAAAGAGCATGAAGGTGGCCTAGAGTATCGTGTAGAGGGTAGCCACGGAACGGCATTGAATGTGTCTGGTAAATCTACGATAGAGGTACGGATTTTCCGTACTCCAGAGACATATGGAGAGTTTATGTCTCGTCTGCAATTTGTCAAAGCACTGATTGAATGGACTGCTCCAGGCGCTGTGGACTATGGTGTCAAGGGTTTTAAGGATGCGAATAACTTCCTTAACTTTGTAACAGAAGGCCGGAAGTCTTACCCCAATCTATTCAATTCTATTATCTAATAAGGAAGGAATAATTATGTGTATAATTGCAGCTAAGCCACAAGGTTTCACCATAGACGATTCAACAATCGAAATCATGTGGGAGAATAATTCAGATGGTGGTGGCTTCATGTACGCTAAAGATGAAACTCTTTTTGTCATTAAGGGCCTAATGACTCTTGAGGAGTTTAAGAAAGCTTACAAGGTAGTCGGTACATTACCCGCTGTACTCCACTTTCGTATTAAGACGCATGGTAAATTGGATAAGGAAAACACACACCCTTTCCGAGTAAGTGATAAGATTGCTGTAGTTCATAATGGGGTTATCAATAACATTACCTGTGAAGATAAAGATAAATCGGATACTTGGCACTTTACCGAGAAAGTACTTAAACCGCTTTGTAGGGCAGATGGTAAGTTTATCCTACGCCCCTATAATAAAGAATTATTGTCTGGGTATATTAACAGCAGTAAGTTAACCTTCTTGGATAACTTGGGCCATATTAACTTTATCAATGAAGCTAAAGGTGAATGGAAGGATGGTGTCTGGTTCTCTAATGGCTCTTGGGGGCCTCGGAAGAAGCCCACACCTGCGCCTGTAATGGGTACCGTCAGTGATTGGTATGGACGTGGGGATAGAGGAGGGTACTATCATAACCCCAGCGACTCATCTTACCTTTCCATTGGGGACACTGTAGAGGTTATCAAGGTACGGCATGGGCGGTCTGGGATAACAGTGGGAGAGGTTGGTATGGTAGAATCTCAATTGCAAGGTGGTTGGCTGCGAATCCTATTTCATCAACCAACGGAAGATGGCACGGTTATTGAACGATCACTCCCAATGCATGAGGATGATCTAACTTATAAGTACATGTTCAACTATTGAGTAGAACAAGGAGATCAAGAATGAAGTATGAACTTACCACAGAAGCCATTGAAACAAATGGCAAGGTTTTATATAGAATCAGGGCTCTTAAGAGTTTTGGTAATGTCCGTATTGGAGACCTTGGAG